GAGAAGCAGCTCGCTAGCTATGAGGACCAATTCTATTTCTTGGCCGATGCCCTGGAACGGGCAAGGACCAGTATCGAGAGAAGGGAGAAACAGCGTGGAAAAGAGCGTGCGTAAGTATAAGGTAAAATTCACGGTCGAGGAGACGGAGGAGCATCGCTTGACGGTCAAAATGAACGCAAGTCCATTCCTCCGTACTGAACATATCATGTCGATCGCCGGATCCATCATGGAGAACATTGCAAAAAGCAACAACGTCCCGATTCCCCGGCACCTCTTCAAGAGCCCGGCTTTTTCTCTGTCGCGAATGGCTGCGTCTGAGCAGACCCACCGCTTTGCCAGGAGCTTCAAGGGCCATACGCCTACGCTCCCGACGATTTCTTCCCGGTTCGTCATGGCTCCTCCATCCTAACTTCGATCCCCACGCACGCCCATGCGGCGCCCTCGGCGAGGCCTTTCACGAACCAATTAACTCGGGGATTACTGTAGTACTTGTTGGCTTCTTCTTTGGCGTCGTCAGCGTATTTATGGACACACGCCATGTCTTCCGCTCCGAAACAGCCATGGTGCTTGATCGCATGGCGAATGTACACCGCGATGCGGATGATCGCTGTCTCCTGCCCGCTAATCACCGAGGCTTCTTTCCCCTCCGCCTCGGTGAATAATTTCTTGCGACTATTGCGAAGCTCGTCAATTTTCGCGTCCATGACTTGAAGCGCCTGGACGGGATCTTTCAACACCTTCATTTGGACCTCCTTTCGCTGTCATTCATCACTCTTTCGAGTGATGTCAGTCAAGCATCCCTTTTCTCGCTTTCCTTCTGTGCACGCTCGATGTCTACCTTCATGGACATTCCATAAAGGACGCCCATCTCGAAGTCCGTGACATGTACGCGGCTAGTCTTCCTGGCAATGTTTTCCCAGTACGTTCTCCGCTCCGTGATTGTTCTTTCTTGCTCCATCATCGGGATCACCTCCTTTCTCCTTCCGATATTCGCCCACTGCGGGCGAGGTGGATCCTCAGGGTATCCTTACCCCCTCACCACCCACAGCCCGCCGTGTGGCGGGCGGTGGGCTTCTTGTCCTTGTTACTGAAGGCGGCCTTCGCGCCATTCCTTGATGGCCTGTGTTTCGGCCTTGATTTCGAGGCGCAGTCTATCGCGTGAACTCATCAGCCCGATAGCCTGGTAGGCTTCCGCCATCGTGAATGCCTGGCGGTGGTATCTATCGCCGTCGGCCAGCTGGCCTTTGCGAAGGGCTCTCGAAGCATCCAGGTAGGCCTCGAAAACTTTGTCCAGTGCGGTTTCTTTCATTTCGTTGATTGTCATGGTATTTCCTCCCTGTTGCGTACACTCATTTATTTGCTGCACTTTGCTTTTGCTAACTCATATTATACTCGCATTTTTGAGTTAGTCAACTCATTTTTGTATTTCGATATTGAGTTTTTGCAGTTGCAAACACGGTTATTTCATGCTATATTGTGAATGCGGAGACATAATTGACTAAAATTAACGCGATCAATGAGTATAATATTATTAGGTTGGTTTTATGATCTGAAAGGAGATTTTATTATGACACTCTGGGATATTTATGATGCTTGGACTGATACCGCACTGGAGGCGCCGGCGCGTGACAACGGCACGCACGCTGAACGTATCGAGGAACTTAAAGGTTACGTGGACGGCGGCTCCGATTATTACTGCTGGGACTGCGCGCCCCTGACAGACGAGGAAGCTGAAAAAATCGTAGACTGCTATGAAAACGGCGGCGCGAATGTGGACGAGCTCAAAGAAATCAACCATGTTCGCACTTATAAAATCGAAGTCCGGCATTTCAAAGATGGGGACTGGAGCGAATTTTATACGATGGACGAAACAGTGGATGCTCCGACTGCAGAAGAAGCAAAAGAAGATTTAGATCCTGATTATGTCAAGAATATCAGCTCTTACGAGAGCGATTACGGCGAGCCTGTCCCGTATGAAGAAACAGAAATCCGCATTTCCCCGCGGGGAGAAATCCTTGCAGAAAATGATGACTGTTCTTTCTTCGTAGAAGATAAATAAATTTAAATTAAAAAATGCCCAGCTTATAGCGGGTATTTTTTACATGGCATCCCAGCTCCGTAGCTACAATGTCCGCCGCGTGTGCGCGGGAGAGGACGGTCATTTCGATCTCTACCCCTATTTTTTAGGTTTTTGCGTTTGTGAACATGGCTATTTTATGCTATTGTGAATATGGAGGTGTATAACCAATGATTAAATTCTTGATTCTGATAATAGTAATCAGCCTAAGCGCTCATTATCCTGCCATCTTGTTTTTGGCCATTTTTTATTTTGCGTATAGATACCTAATGAAAAAGAAGAAGCGCAAAAAAATGAATTGGTCGGAAGCGTTTAACGAAGAGCACAGAACAGGTATCGCATCATTTACAGATATGGTTAGAAAACGTAGAGACCCATTTGCAAAAGAAGCAATCGCTTTTAGCATTAACGAGATATCTAAAATGGGTATATTGATGGCAATTCCCAGACCGGTCATAAAGGATTGGGCCATTAGATCTATATCAAGCGACGATCGCAATGCAGTAAGCGTGGACGAAATTCGACAGTACCTACCTCGCATGACCAAAATGGACGCATACTATTTGGCCTCTTCCATACAAAATACCTGCCGCGTTTATTGGGATCTGAAAGATGCGATAAATGCTGGGTGTACGCATTATATTTGGAAGGCAGGCACAGATGCGCAGCATAGGCACATGAATAACATTGTTTGCCCACTAGACGAGCCCATTCCGGAATATATCGTCAAGGATGCGTCGATGCATGGGCCTATATACGCCGGAGAAGGATATCATTGTCTTTGTTGGATTGCCCCAGTAATTAGCGATTCTGATGCCCCTCCCTCGCCCATACGGATCTACGAGAACGGAGTCATTAAAAAGATATCTAAAAGGGAGTTTGTGAGAAGATGTGTCCCAAATAAATGAACGAGAAAGGCCCCGCTATAAGCGAGGCCTTTTTACATGGCTATCCATGAGTGCGTAAACTCATTTATTTATTGCCTGAAATGTTTTTTGGGTTTACAACTGCCGTAAATTGATGTATGATATGGTCAGAAAGGAGGTGATACTATGAAAACACCAAACTCGATGGATACCCTTGGATCTAGACTTAGAGCTGTGCGTTTCTCCATCAAGCCGAAACCGTCGGAGGCGAAATTTGCCGAACAGTGCGGCACCACCAGAAATGCTCTCCATGAGTATGAAATGGGACGTGTCGTTCCAACAGACACCTTCCTGCAGCTGGTGTGCAAGAAATTCGACGTCAACTACGCCTGGCTTAAAACGGGACAGGGGGAGATGCGCGATGCAGATGACCGCAGCATCGTAGAAGACGTCGTCGCTAGGTACAATCTGGACGCCAACCAGCGCCGGATCATGGAGGTGTTTCTCTTCATGGATCCGGAGAAGCGAGAAGACGTGTCCAATGCCTTCTTTGAGTTCATTTCACGCTTCCATGATGACCTACAGGCGGATGATATCCGCGCTGAGCAGGCCGTCGTGAAGCGTGCCTTTGAACTCGAAAAAAAAATACAGAAGAAACGGCGAGAAGAGTCCAATCATTCTCTCGATGTGGATTCTGTGGCACACAATACTGGCTAGCGATAGCGATCCCGACCCGCCACACACACGTTATTTCTTCCCCTATTGGAGGGCATAGCCATGGACATGAATTACAATTTCATTATCCGGAACCGGCCAAGGAAAAATGGGAAGCCAAACTACCAGCTGATTCTATCTTATCGATCGAAGGATGGAACCTGGAAGCAGGCATCTAAAGGCGGCTATGCTCTTAGATCCTTGGCTGCATCGGATAAAGAAAAAGAGAAACTGCTCGCTAAAGTGCGAAAGACAGGCGACATCGATGCCGTCTTCGAAGGTATGACGCTCCGCGAATTCGGGGAGATGTATATATCCGGCCGCACGACACTAGCACCCAATAGTACATTCACTTACAGACACCACCCCGCCTGTAGGTCATCATGGAAGCGTGAAATGAACTCAAAGAAGGCATTGGACACGTCTTCT